ATGCTTCACAAAAATATACTAGACATAGATAATAATTCCAAAGTATTTTTCATACAAGAAGTAGAAGATGAAAGATATGAAATAATTTTTGGCGATGGTGTATTTGGAGAATCTCTACAAAATGGAGATCAAATAGAAGTTTCTTATATTGTGTCCAATGGAGAATCTGGAAATGGAATATCTCAATTTTCTTTTTCTGGAACATTGTCGTCTTCAAATAACCAAAATATTACCTCTGGAATTTCTTTATTATCAACTGGGCTAATTTCGTCTGGTGGAGAGGATATAGAAGAGATTGAATCCATTAAAAAATACTCAGGAAGAATATACGCATCTCAAAATAGAGCCGTAACATCAAATGATTACGAATCTCTTATTAAAACTGTAGTATATCCAGAAACAGAATCTATTTCTGTTTTCGGTGGAGAAGAATTGATTCCTCCACAGTATGGAAAAGTTTTTATTAGTATTAAACCAAGGACTGGAGATTTTCTACCAAATTTAATCAAAGAAAATATAAAATTAAAGTTAAAGCAATATTCTGTTGCAGGAATAGTTCCCGAAATTCTAGATTTAAAGTATCTTTACGTAGAAACAGATTCTAAAATTTATTATAATCCAAATTTATCTTCAGGGTCAGAGCAGGTATTAACTGCAATTAATTATAATGTAAATAAGTATGCAAAATCTACTGAATTGAATAAGTATGGGGCGAGATTTAAATATAGCAAATTTTTAAAAATTATAGATGACAGTCATAGTGCAATTACATCTAACATTACAAAAATTTCTATTCGTAGAGATTTAAGAATAGTAGCAAATTCTTTTGCAACATATTCAATTGGATTTGGCAATCAATTTCATATTTCGGATCTGAACGGTTTCAATATTAAATCCACTGCATTTAGAATATCTGGGATACAAGAAGATCTTTACTTATCAGACATACCAAACACTGATAGGGAAACTGGGATCATATTTTTCTTTAGTCTACCAAATAAATCCTCAACTAACCCAACAATTGTTAGGAGAAGTGTTGGAACTATAGATTATAAGAAAGGTATAATTAATCTAAATCCGTTAAATATAATATCTACTGAAAAAATAATAAATGGACAACCAACTATTCAAATATCTGCAATTCCAAAATCAAATGATGTGATTGGATTGCAGGATTTATATTTGCAACTAGATATTAATAGCAGTTTATTTGAAATGGTAGTTGATGAAATTTCTTCTGGAGCAGATCCTTCAGCATCAAACTATATTGTATCTTCAAGCTATGGTAATGGAAATTTAGTAAGATCTTAAAAAAATGTCAGAAACCAGAATTAAATTCTCTAATATTGTCGAAAATCAACTTCCAGATTATATTAAAGAGGAATTTCCTCTTTTTTCAGAATTTTTAACGCAATATTATATTTCTAATGAGTATCAAGGATCTCCTGTAGATTTGATTCAAAATATTGATAGATATACTAAAATTGATAACTCTGCAGAGAATGTAAGTGATGTAATTTTAAAAGAAGATATATCATTTCTTGATGAGGTAATCACTGTTGATTTGGAGAAAAATCCAACAGGAACTCAAGGATTTCCAAAATCATACGGGTTATTACAAATTGACGACGAAATCATCACCTATAAAGAAATATCTCAAGATTCTTTTATTGGGTGTGTTAGAGGATTTAGTGGCATTGTTTCTTATGAAGCAGAAGGATCTTCGGATGAAGTATTATTTAAAACTTCTCTATCAGACACTCATAAATCTGGTTCAAAAATAATTAATTTAAGTGTATTATTTTTAAATGAGTTCTTAAAAAAAACCAAGTATCAACTTTTACCTGGATTTGAAGAAAAGAATTTATATTCTGTAGTTAATGAAAAGCTTTTCATTAAACAGGGACAGGATTTTTATTCTTCAAAGGGAACAGACGAATCTTTTAACATATTATTTAAATGCCTTTATGGACAAAGTGTAAAGATTATAAGACCAAAAGATTATCTGTTTAAGCCATCAGATGCTCAGTATAATGTAACTTACGATTTTGTTGTAGAATCTATAGATGGGAATCCATTAGATTTAGTCAATTCTACTTTATATCAAGATGAGTATGAATATGGAAATTATGTAAAATCATATGCTCCAATTACAAGTGTAGAAACACTTATCACAAAATCTGGCGAAAAATATTATAAATTAAGTGTAGATGCAGGATACTCCAGAGATATTAGCGTAGATGGTTCTGTTTATGGGGAGTTTTCAATTCACCCCAAAACTAAAGTAATTGATGATCATCCAGAACTATCAGACGTGATTACTGTAGACTCGACATTAGGTTTCCCCAAAAATGGACACCTAAGTGTTGCTTATACAGATGGAACTTCTGGGATAGTTTCATACACATCAAAGTCAGTAAATCAATTTTATGGATGTTTTAGTGTAGATGGAACTACTATAGGATCAATTCCAAATGGGTCTAAAGTATCAATAAACACTTTTGCTTATGGAAGTTCGCCCAATTCAGAAGTAATAAAGGTCAAAATTAATTCTGTATTGAATCAATTAGAATTAAAAAATAACACTGATAATTTTTATCACATACCAGATACAAAAATATCAGTTAAATCTTTAGGATTTAATGAGGATGCTAATTTTACCTTTAATAATTGGGCTTTCAATACTTCTCCTACTTACAACAATTGTTCTGCAGAATTAACAAACTCAGAAGAAAAGAAATATACTATAACCACAAAATCAGATAATATCATAAGAAAAGGTGATTTTGTAGAAATTAAAAATATAAACTCTGATGTGAAAGTAGATGAAGTATTTAATAAAACCTCATTTTCAATCAAAGGAATTGATCTATCGCCAAATGTTCTATATTCAATAAGAAGAAAAATATCTAAGGTAAATATACAATCACCAAAGTATTCTAATCTATTAAAAATTTCATCAGATGTACAAAATATATACGAAAAAGATAATCAATTAATAGTTGCAACAAATTCTTTACCGAAGTATGAGGATTTACCTTTAAGTACTAATGACTTCTCAGTCACGGGTAATTTTATTGGAATTAGTACAATACAAATAGAAGGTGGTCATTATTTTGAAAGTGGAGATATAGTATATTTTACTCCAGCAGATAATGAGAAGGCTAAAAATCTACTCGAAGAAGGAGTTTATTTTATAAAAAAACAAAGCGATACTCAAATTAATCTATGTAAGAGTAGATCGTCAATTTATAAATCAGAATTTGTTAAGTTAAATTTAGATGAAAACTCTACATATGATGATGCAGATGGATGCAAAATAGAATTTAATAATTTTGCATTAAAAGAATTAAATGCACAAAAAATAATTAGAGTAATTCCAACTCCAACAAATGATAGTAATGATTATGAGTCTTTCCCCGGAGCGATTGGGATATTAATAAATGGAACAGAGATATTTAATTATAAATCTACAGACAAAATATATTATGGGCAAATTGAATCCATAGAAGTATTATCTTCAGAAAATGATTATGATGTGATGTCTCCACCAGTTTTGAAAATAGAAGATTCTTCAGGAAGTGGAGCATCTGGATATTGTTCCATAGAGGGTGGTTTGGCAGATATTGAAGTTACAGATCCGGGATTTGATTACATAGAAACCCCTATAATAAACATTACCGGAGGAAATGGAACAGGGTCTAATGCTGTAGCAAATATTAAGTTAGTTGATCATGAAGTTTTATTTGATGCTCAAAAAAATGTAACAACAGGAAATTCAACCACATCAAAAATAGTATTTTCTACTTATCATAAATTTAGAGATGGCGAAAGAGTAATCTACAAGACTAATGGATATTCTTCAGTTGGAGGAATATCTACTAATGCTTCATACTATGTTTCAGTAAAATCTCCAACTGAGATTCAACTTCATTCCAATTTAGAAAAATTTAATTCTGGAATTGCAATATCCTTTACTTCTTTGGGAGTAGGGGAACACACAATTTTATCCTATGATAAAAAAATTACTATTGGATCCATCAGTATTGTTAACCCAGGAAGCGGATATCAAAATAAAAAAAGAACTACTTCTTCTTCCGGCATTAATACTTTCTTTGGGTATGGATCAATTTCTATCGAAAATCATGGATATGAATCCGGAGAAACCTTAAAATATTCAGTGGAAGGAACTGCGATTTCTGGATTATCTACTAATAAAGAATATTTCGTAACAAAGCTAGACGAAGATAATTTTACTCTTTCTGAAGTTGGAGTAGGAATTACAGAGAAAGATTTTTATTACAAATCGGCACAGTATATTAAATTTAATTCTGTTGGAGTTGGTACTCATATTTTCAATTATCCAGAAATAAATGTGAGTGTTATTGGAGAAATTGGCGTATCTACCGTAGGCGGATCAATATCAAAGGAAGTTTTTAAAGCCAAAGTAAATCCAAAGTTTAGAGGAAAAGTTTCTTCTATTCACCTTAGTAATAAAGGTATTAATTATGGATCTTCTGATATTTTAAATTTCAATAGATTGCCTGAAATTTCTTTAGAGTCTGGTTCTGGGGCAGTGTTGAGTCCTATCATAAAAGAAGGAAGAATAGTAGATGTCTCAATTATTTCTTCAGGACAGAATTATAACTCTTCTCCTACCATTTCAGTGATAGGTGATGGAATTGGTGCAGTTTTAAATCCAATAATAAGTGGCGGATCTATAACTTCTATTAAAGTTATAGAAAGTGGATTCGGATATAGTCAAAGTGGAACACAAATAACAGTCACCTCAAATGGCAGTGGCGCTAAATTATATCCAAAGATTCAAACATGGACTATCAATTTAGTAGAAAGATTTTTGAAATCTTTTAGTCAGTTAGATGATGGTGCATTATTTAAGTCAATTTCTAACGAGGATGATTTACAATATGGACATTTATATTATCCAAGAAAATTTAAGGAACTTCTCAATGATAATATAAATTCAAATATTTTATCCCACTCTCCTTTAATAGGATGGGCATATGATGGAAATCCAATATATGGACCCTATGGATATAATAAAAAAGATGGCAGCGGGGGAATATCTCAATTAAACTCTGGATACTTATTAAAAACATCCCCCCAAATTAATAGACCATCATTTCCATTAGGATTTTTTGTAGAAGATTATGAGTATAAAAATAAAAATGACGAAAATTATCTGGATGAGTATAATGGGAGATTTTGTATTACTCCAGAATTTCCATTAGGAGTATATGCTTATTTCTCTACATTAGATTTAACTACATCTAGCGAATTCAATGGATATAAAAAACCAAAATTCCCATATTTTGTAGGAAATTTCTACCAATCAAAACCAAATGGATTTAATTTTGTTTCGGGATCAAATCAAGAAAAACTTGATTTGAATGAACTCAAATGTTTAAGAAATACCAATTCATATGGATTGGATAATGATAATATTAGTTACGAATACTTGAACACTCAAGACTATAAAATACAATTCTCTGAAGTTAAATCAGTCTCTCCGGGATATGTTGAAAAAATAGAAATATTAAATTCTGGAGAAAATTATAGGGTAGGAGATAATATAATATTTGATAATGAAAGAACATCTGGATATAATGCTGCAGCAAAAGTTTCTAAAGTTTCTGGGAAAGAAATACAAAACATAAGTGTAGCAACGACTAGTGTTAGTAATGTTGAATTCTACCCAGACTTTAGGAATAATTCATTTTTAGGTATTTTTAAAGATCCTCATCAGTTTAAAAATAATGAAGTAATAACAATATCTGGATTGAGTACTACAACTTATACTTTTGATGGATTGCACTTAATTGAGGTGCCAAGCAATTTCTTAGTACTAAGAGAAAATGTAGGTAGTTCTTCTTCTACAGGAATAGTAACTTATTTTTCTGTCTCCGGTAATATTGATAATTTTAAATCTAACGACATTTTAGGAATAGGAACTGAAAAAGTTAGAGTTTTAAACACTGATAATTTATCTTCCAGAATAAGAGTTTTAAGGTCGGTTCATGGAACTGTTGGATCTGCCCATTCAGCATTAGATGTGCTGGAGGAAAAATCAAGAAAGATAATATTCCAAAATCAATATTCACCAAAATTTGAGTATAAATTAAATGATGAACTATATTTTGATCCAAAAGACTCCTTGGGATTGGGAGTTGGTATTGGATATACTCTGAATTTTTCAAATCCAGGAAGTGGCAAAACAACTTTGTTTATTCCAAGTAAATCAATTTACCTGCCAGATCATGGATTAAATACTGGCGATGAATTGATATATTCTTCCAACGGGGGATCTACTATACAAGTATCTATAAATGGGTCTTCAAACTTTTCTTTAGATAATGATTCAAAACTTTTTGTAGCAAAAATTTCTGATGATATTATAGGAGTTTCAACCGTTAAGGTAGGAATTGGTAGTACAGGTGGATTTGTTGGGATTACCAGCGCAACAAAAAATTCTACAACTTTGTATTTTTCTGGTATAGGAACTGGAACTAATCACAGTTTTAAAACTAATTATGAAAAGATATACGGAACAGTATCAAAAAATGTCGTTACTGTATCCGCATCAAGCACACATGGATTAAAGACTAATGATGTAGTATCCATAGATATAAATCCAAAAACATCAACCTCAGTATTAGTAAAGTATGATGATGAAAAAAGAAGAGTTGTTGTAAATCCAAAGAATTTTGTATCTTCAGGAATTAATACTTCAAATGGAACTATTTCTATTAGTGATCATAACTTTGAGACAGGACAAAAAATAATTTATAAAACAGATGCATCAACAGTAAATTTAAAAAATAATGAAATTTATTATGTTTTAGTTTTGGATAAAAGCGCAATAAAATTGTGTGATTCTTATTATGACTCTATTTCTCCAAATCCAAAAACAATAGCAATAACTTCTGCTTCTAATGGATCTATTTCACCAATTAATCCACCAATAAAGTTATATAAAGAATCAGAAGTTATTTTTGATCTATCAGATTCTTCATTAGCATATACTTCAAATAATAATCAATATTCAGCTTTTAAATTTGAACTCTATACTGATCCATATTTTAAAAATGTTTTTAACAAAACGAAAGATTATGAGGAGTTTAATATTTCTCAAGAAGGTTCTATTGGGATTAGTCAAAATGCAAGGGTTATTTTAAATATAAAGAATGATTTCCCAGACAAATTGTATTACCGATTAGTTCCTGTATTTACTGATGGAATTGTTTATCCAGAAAATAAAAGAACACTTGTAATTGATAATGTATTAATAGAATCAAATAATACATTAGAAATACTAAAAAGTGGTTATATGGGAGATTATCCAATTTTTGTTGGAGTTGGTTCCACTTCTTCTTTTGAATATATATTGCCAAATAGACCCGAAGTTGTTTCATATTCATCAACAATATCAACATTGAATTATAGCACTAATTCCATTAGTGCTTTTGGACCCATTTCAGAAATAAAGGTAGTAGATCCGGGAAAAAATTATTATTCTCTACCAAAGATTTCGAAAATAAATTCAACTAATGGAAA